AAACTTGTGCATTATGTATAAGTGCAATAACTTTATCTCCAAAGTTATCAATAGACCACATACCAGGATCAATTACTAAATCTCCCGATGCTGCTTCACCCCAAGCCACATAATCAGAAACATTTGTTACAGTTGCTAGGTTTGCATGAGAAGCTGCAGTTGTGCCTCTCGTTCCTCGCGTCACGCCTGTTAGTGTATTGCCTGAGATTCCAGTGTAAGAAATATCTTCACTTCCTATTCTAATAAAGCTTGTACCTGTTGATGGAAAATTAACAACACTTGTTAAAACAATTGTTGTCGTTGTGTCATTGATTGCGCCGTTAAGAGTAGTTGTAAGTGCGTTTGCTACTTCACCTCCCCAAGATGCTAGACCATAACCAAATCCAGGTAACTGTTCTGCGGGTCCAACTGAATAGTAAGATTGAACTCTAATGCCTCCGGATGTTGTAGCACCCGACCCTGTTTCTGCTGAAGGCATAGTGATTGTTATTGTTAAGTTTGTTGGTGCAGATGTCACCATAAATTTTTTATCATCAAAATCTGAAGCTGTAAAATTAGAGTTTGTAATTGTAGTAAAATTATCTAATAAAACTATATCTCCTGGTGCTAAACCATGACCAGAAGAAAATGTTATAGTTACGATTGTGCTACCATTTGTTGTAGAAAACGCGTTTGTAAGAGTATTAGTTTCTCTGATTGGATGAATATCATAAAATATACCACCTGAATAAGCATATAAAATTCTGTTAGTTCCTATAATTGAAAACTTTTGACCGCTTCTATTTACTATGTGGTGCATTTCTCTGGCTGCACCTGTAATTTTATTATTACCAAGCTGTTGCCAACCACCTATTTTTTCAGGTGTACCATATCTAAATCTAACATTATCACCATCAACCCATTGACCTTCAGCTTGTGTGGGTGTTAATTGTTTATTGAACCCAGGTAAAAAGTTTAGTTTTTGTAATGCCATAGCCCTCAATATACAATTTTTAGTAAGCCCACGCAACAAAGGAATATCTAGTTCCTTCGGTAACCTCTTTAACTACGTGAGGATATAAGAATGTAGAAGGGAATATCAGAATATCACCGGTTTTAAAAGGTATTTTTTTACCTCTCATTAGAAAGTCACCTCCTTTGTACTTGTCATTTAAAACACCAACTATTGAAAGAATGGGTATGCCTTTTTCTTGTCCGTCAAAAATACTATGTATAAAATCGGTATGCTCTCTCATGGTTAGACCTTTGTGATAAAAATTAAATCTAATCGCTGATATACGACTAATCATTTTAATATGTTCTTTTTCATATTTACCTATAGCTTTTTTTACGTATCTAATTAAATTAGTTTGTGTCGTTTCATCCGCGTACATAATCTGAGGTTCTTTACTTTTGTAAGTGTCAAATTTATCTCTGTCGTAATAATACCATTGATGTTGAGTAGTCTTTGCATTTTTAATCTTATCAACAGTGCTTTTACATACGACTTGTGGCACGTAATTATTAATGTGTATAAAATCTTCTAAACTTGTTTTAGCCATGTCACCCAGTTATTACCTCCAAAAAAATTATATTGATTGTTTGAATAATTTAAAGGTTCTTTTAATTTATTATTGTAGTAATCCATTTGAACTGGTTTTTTCAATCTTCTAGCTTCTTGCCAAAATTTTTCTTTTCTATTATTTATTAGATAATGCATTGCAACAAAGTCTATAGACTCCTCAAAGAAAGAGGTCATTATTGAATTATATAAAAGTCTAGTTGATTGTTTTATGTATACTGACTCTGTTAACTTAACAAACTGATAAGCACCCTCCATAGCTAATGCTAAACCTGTGCTTTCTAATGGTTCTATAAAACCAGCAGACAAACCTAAAGCTATAACATTATTTTTCCAGGGTTTTAATTTGTAGTATGGAGTCCAATCAATTAATTTTCTTACTTTAACTCTACCATCCCAATGATCTGTAAATATTTTTGCAGCTTCTTCGGCTGATGTTATTCTTTTGTTAAATACTATACCTGTTCCTATTCTATGTCTTACAGGTATCTTCCATATCCAACCACAAGATACAGCTTCACATATTACATATTTTCTTTTTTCTTCTTCATTTTTATACTCAACATGTCCAGCAATCGCTGTATCACAAATTAATCTTTTAGAAAGATCTGCATTATCTGAACAATGGAGTAAAGATTTAAATCCTGTACAGTCGATAAATACATCAGCATAAATTTTATTATTTTTACACTGAATATAATTTCCTGACTGACATTTAACAGTATCTTCTATAAAAGTTACTTTATGTTTAATCTTTTCTTTTATAAATTTTGCTAGCTTCAAACAGTCCACATGAAAGCCATTTTTATCTTCTTTATTAAAATCAGTTAGTTTACTCATAGGATTCATTTTAAAAGGATGCCATACTTTTTTCTTTGTCCAACCAGGAAACAAAATGCCCGTCTTGTATGTTGCATCACAGTATTTAAACCACTCGTTAAAATCAAAACCACACGCATCCATAAAAGGTTTAAAATTTATTAATGTAGCTTCACCTACACCGATAGGAGATCCACCAGGTTTATCAACTACTGTTATTTTATAATTAGTATTATTAGAAATGAATGCAGCAGCTAACATAGCAGATGATCCACCACCAACTATAACTACTTTCTTTATTGATTTATCACCCATTTAATCTAGGTAAATAGTTTAAATTTAATACGTATCTAAATGTTGTGTCTGTATGTTGTATGCTTCTATGTTTTTTATTACTAGGAAATTGTAATATGGAATTAGCAACTGATTTAACAGGTGTCTGCCCTTGTAATTCTGTAGCTCCATTGTTCGTATTAAAATAATAAACAGCAGTAACACAGTCACCTGTTACAAGCTCATCTGAAGTAAAATCTGTATGCCAACCAGATTTGTAAGGTTTACCTTGATTAACTTCTAAGTTCATTCTAGCAAACAACATTCTTTCAATAGGTAAACGAAGTGCAAAAGGAATTATAACTTTATCAAACCAATCACTACATATTTTTTCATTATCCATAAATATATGAGTAAATAAATGTTCGTTTTTTATATTTGTTTTTATTTTTTCATTTAATTTATATCCTTTATGAAAATATGGAAAATAAGTTCCTGATATTAATTTAAATATATTATTATAATCTTTTTTTGATAAGAAGTTCTTTTTTATTTTAATCATGTATTTTCTTTATTAATTTCTTGTGATTCTTTTTACACTATTCATAAAATGTTGTCAATTGCCATCTAATTTTTTTATCTACTTTTGAAACTCCATGCTGATAGTAATTACCATCAAAAAATAAGGCTCTTCCTGTCTTTGGTCTTATAACACTATTATCTTCAAAATAAAAATGTCCTCCCTCGTAATCATCATTTAAAAATACAATAGAACTTAATAGTGTCGTATTTTTATCACAATCATAATGTAGATCTTTATATGCTCCAATAGGCCATTTAACAACTTCAATCCAGTCTATCTTAGATTTGTTGATAGCTTTAGATGTCTTATTTATTTTATTAATAAATTTTTTAGGTAATAATTTTTTTACTTTTAAAGGTATTACATTATAAAAAGGAACCGCAAGATATCTATACTTATCATATAAATCTATTAATTCTTTACATTCTTTTTCTGTAAAATAATTATCGTATATTCTTATTTGCATTATAAAACGTCTGAGTCTTTAAATTGTTTATATATTTCTGATGGTAAATAATCTTTTGGATCTATTTTTTCTTCTTCAATTTTATCTTTCTTAAGTGTGTGTCTATTTTGAAAAGGAAAATCGTTTAAAACAACATCACGATATTTTATACCTTTTATTTCATAATCATCTAAATTAGTTGTTCTTACACCTTTAAATTTTAAACCCATATATTTATAAATTCTTTCAACTGTTTCTTCTGGTTTATTCATGAAGTCTTTATAATGAATTATGATATGATCTTCTTTTAAAGCACCTTGTATAGATTTTATTCTATTATAAAAAATACCATTTGGCTGCATTAAAAAATTACAACGATGAAGAACAGGAACATCTAAATAAGGTAGTTCTGTTTTTATTAAAGCAGCTAAAGATTCAACGATAGGTCTATACATAATTATAAATTTAGGTTTCTCTTCAAAAGAGGCAAGTATTTCTCTACTAACTTGCGTTCCCCAATACCCTCTTTCTAATATGTAATTAGCATCTGTAAATGTATCATAGAACTTATCTCTAAAAGCATGAATTGCTGAATCAAGTGCAAACTCATTTCTAAAATTACCATAAGTAAAATTGTACGTTTTAAAGTGTAGGAATCCATACATACATTCTAATACTTGTGACTGAGGTGTAAAACAAATGTCTTTGTTTTGATGTAGTAAAGATCCTAATACAGTTTGTCCTGTCCTTGGTAATGATGTTACGTAAAAAAATTTTTTCATTGTATTTCTATATTTCCTGATAAGATTAATCTTTTATCATCGTTGTTTGGTAATACTTCATGAGGCAAATATGATGGAAATAAAATTAATAAACCTGGTTCTGGTTTTACTTGTATTGGATCTGAATAAATCAAAGGATGTCCAGGGCCAAAGAAATTTACGGGCGAAGAGTCTTTTGTGCAATTAATATATAAAATAAAAGATCTTCTAAATGGATCTGCTCCATGTGTATGTAGCTCATGATAATTACCTTTTTTATATTTTTGTAACCACCATTCTGTTAACAAAAATGAATGACCCTTAAGTATTTCTTCTATAGGTTCTTGTATAATATTATACATATCAGACTTTTTATCTTTATCAGCGTTGTCAAAAAAATTATTTGCATTCTTTTCATACTCTATTAAATCTATATCTTTAAATAGCTTAATGTCTTTTTTAGATAATTTTATATTCGTTAAATATATTTTTTGTTCAAAACTTAAAGTCTTAATTCCCATAAACCTATTTCATCTCCTATCTTTCCTTTTACAAAAACATTAAATGCTAAACTTATTCTTTCTCCTGAACCTTCTTTTGCTTTTACTTGATGATTTAAATAAGAAGGAAACATCACAAAATCTCCTGTTTTAACTTTGTGCGGATACCTTGCTCCAGTAAACTCATTTACGTTTTTTGCTGGTAATTTTATTCTAGTAACTTTATGTGTATTTAAAACAATACTATCAAGATCCTCAAACGCGTTTACATAATAAACTCCTGATATAAAACTATTAGGGTGTTCGTGTGCGTGATGTTTTTCACCAGGTTGAGTAAAATTAAACCAAGATTGAGTTATAAAAAACTTTGTTCTATCTTCAGCAGCTAAAACTTTCTTAACATAGTTAGCTAATTCTTTCTCCAAATGTTTCTTAAAATTTTTAAATAAAGGTAAATTTAAGACATAGGTATTTAATGTAGATTTATTATAAGAATTGTTTTTTCTTTTAGCTTTTTTAATAAAGTCTTTTTGTTTTTTATTAAACTTAAAAGGTACATAATTAGTGTAGAAAGGAATGGGGAGAATAGATTCTATCTTATACATACTGTAACCCAGGTGTTTTTTTTTGTAAAAAATTATCTACAAAGACATTAAAGTGTATACTAATTTTATCAGCAGCAGGAGTTTTTCTTTCTGATTGTGTATGAATTACATTAGATGGAAAAAGATAGAGCTCTCCTTGTTTATTATTTAAATAATAAGAAGCACAATTAAATGAATTTGTAGCTTTGTTTCTTACTCTAAGTTGTTCATAACCATACTTCATGAAAAAAGTTTGATCAGTCGAATCACATTGATATAAATAAATACCTGTTAAATAACTATTACAATGATCCTTTGCATCAAAACACGCTTGTGTCATGCCTATTCTTTCTATCCAAGATTCTGTGATAAAAGGTTTTACTTGTTTATCAATAAGTAAACCTTTTGTTAAAAAAATATTAATATGTTTTTCAAACATATTTTTAATATCTTTAAACATTCTATTATCTAATAAATTAAATTGATACGTATCTTCAATAATTTTTTTCTGTTTATTATTAAATTTTAAATTAATATTTGATCTATAAACAGGCGTAGGAAATAAACTGTATATATTTTCTTTCATAGATAGTGTTATACACTATCTTATTCTGTAGGCAATACCCAACTTAATGAAGCCTCATCCCAATAATACTTTGAATTCTCTTCTATTGCTGCATTTTGTTCTGGTGTATTATCAGCAACTGTTGAACCTTCTGGTACAGTAAAATCTAATTGTGGTCTAGGTGTAGGGGGTTCCCATTGACCGTTAGATGTATTTAAAGTGTAAGATGGAAATGGTTGTGGACCTGCAAAAAAATTATTATCTGCATGCCAAATAAAACCAATTCCTGGATAATTTTTCTTAGGATTATCAACTTTTGTTTTAAAAGCTTCTTCCCAAGTTGAGTGTTTAAATAACGCGTTTAAAAAATCGTTACACTCTGATTCTGTTTTATCATCAAAACCATTTAAGACTTCAACAGACTCAACAACGTTTCCAATACCTATTTTTGCAAAATATCTACTCATTATCCTCTGTACGTCCCACTACTTGTATATTGTAAAATTGTATTACCACCGCTTGTAGAAACGGATGGTGATCCTGTAGTTACACCTGAATAATTTCCTGTAGGTATTGACAAGATTGCGATTCCATTTCCGCCGTCTCCACCAGAAACTACGCTTGAACCAAAAGGTTGCCCTCTTGCTCCGCCTCCGCCGCCTCCGAGACCATCTGTTCCATCACCGCCGTTATTATTTGCTCCTGACCCGCCGCCGCCTCCGCCGCCGCCGCCGTTTCCATGCCCTGGGTTAGCTCGGCCACCGCCTCCGCCACCTCCAGCGTATGTAATTGAAGATCCTGTAATTGAGTTTGAAGTTCCACCTCCGCCGCTTCCAGCAGCGTATTGTGGATTTCCAGAGCCAGTTCCTCCTGATGGGCCTCCGCCACCGCCTCCATGGCCGCCTGAGTGTGCACCCGGTCCACCACCATTAGCTCCTTGTGATGGTGATACAGATGGAGTGTTTCCAGTTCCTGCTCCGCCGTTATTCCAAGCTCCACCGCCTGCTCCTCCGTTACCGCCGGTTGAAGCTTGTGAACGAGGAGAAGCATCTCCACCATATCCGCCACCAGCAGATTCGTATGTAGTTACTTTTGGTCCTGCGATTGAAGATCCACCACCTTGTTGTGATGCACTAGAAGAACCTACCTCTGATGGTCCTCCTGTAGATCCTGCGCCTCCAGCGCCCGATGTGATTGTGTAAGTTCCGCCTTCATAAATTGTTACTGTAGAGGTACGAAGTCCGCCTCCACCTCCTCCGCCGTGGCCCGCGCCGCCGCCACCGCCTACCATTAAAACGGTAATATCATAAGGTGCTCCTAATC